TTCCTCATTGACTATTGTAAACTTAATCCCTTTCGCATCTCTCATGTATGCTATCTGCTGAGGTATCGTTAACTTTGGGCGATCTTTGATGTTTACAATATTATCGGCATCGCGAAGGACTTCACCAGTAACCCATTTATCCATACATTCTTTCCTCTCCAACATTTTTCTACAAATATATGGTATGTAATAAGGTCACTAATGTCAAGAATATTTTATTAGAAAATATCCGTCATAAAACAGCACAGTACTATTTTTTATCATACTGCTCAATAGCGGCCAAAATTCGTCCACGCAGCGCCTGTGCACTGGCGTGCTCAGTGTTGTATTTGTCTTTCAATTCTTCCAGCTCGGCCAGCAGCTTGTCATAGTCCGTTTTTTCTTCCTCGGCCTTATACTCCACGCCGAACCAATCACACACGCCTTTGCAGAGCGCCTCGGCGATCTCCTTTTTGTTTTCCACCAACCACTGGGCATCGGCTCCGTTATCATGGAAAGCCAGCTCCGGATAGACGGACAGCATCGGTGTGCGGCCAATCTCCACGAACTCATCCCGCTGGTATACGCCCCTCTTGGTCTTTCTGGGGTAAATCTCCATCAAGCGGTTGTAGGTCATGGTACAGGCCCTATCGCTTGCGCCACCGGCCTTACCATACCGCAGGACGGTAGGCCCCTGCGCTGTGCCCTCTTTCAGGGTGGCAGTACTGGCGTTCGTGTGGATGGGCATGTAGTAATCAGCGCCCCATGCTATGCCCTCGTCTACACGCTGGTAGATGTTAATGGACGGGTCAGCTACCTTTACCTCAAAGCCACACCGGGTGAGAGCCTCGGCGCAATAAGCGCCGATCTCTACACACACATCATGCTCATACACGCCGGGATAGCCATAGTAGGGCCCATGGGGATTGGGTCTGCGTTCGGGAGAGAGATAAATCTTACTCACCGGTCACGACCTCCTCATGCTGGTACACCTCCACAGGCTTCTTTACCATGCCGGTGGTAGCTGCGTCGTATGTACCATTGGCAGCAAGGGCTACAATAACAGCGTTCAGCAGACACAGCACCACGCCCTGTACGGTCAGCGCAGAGCCGTTAAAGGCTTCGGCCCCGATGAGGATAGCCACAGAGATGATGTAGGCCAGCAGCTGAGTATTGATGTTTTTAAGAGGGGTCTGCTTGAGGAACTGGGTGATGATCGTGACCATCATCACAGCGCCAGCATAGGTGCCAAGGGTCTGCCAAGTTACAAATTCGTTCATAATCATGCTCCTTTACTTTACGAGGTTATTGGCGATTGCAGCGACGACAGCCACCGCAATGGCTGCGCCGATGCCGGTTAAAATAGACCGGAGGACAGCGTTCCAGTTGTCCCCCGGTTTTCTTTCCAGCGTTTCAAGGCGTTCGCCCTGTCGGCTTAATTCGGTTGTCATGGTCTCCATATTCGTCGCCAAACGGTTTACGCTGTTGGCTATCTCTCCAAACGCTTTTACACTGTTTTCCAGATTGTCAATCCGGTGGTTCTGCCGCCGGTTCTCGTCCTCCATTCGGCGGGCAAACTCATCATGCACATCTTTGGGCAGATAGTTGTCCATCGGTTATACCTCCTCGAAATAGTGTCCGATAAGCTCATGCGGGAGGTACTGCAGGATAATGGTGCCTGTTTCACTTCCACGCTTGCAGAGGTATGTTTTGCCGTCCTCCGGGTCAAGGTAGTATTTGCCGTATTCATACTCCATACCACGACTTGCAGGAATGGGGTCATCAACAGAACCGGCGTGTCCTGTATTGATTGCTGTCCACAGAGCAGGAACCTTACTCGGCTCCCAACCAGTCTGTGATGTGTGCGCTTGAATGCATTTATACAGCTTGTCAGCTTCTCTGCGCCTGTCGCCAACAACATAGGCAACATCAGCTTCCCAAGGCAGGAACAGCATAAGGTTCTTTACAGCTTTATCATCAGGGAGGTTGCCACAAACATTATCCATACTCGTCCTAATCTGTTCTGCCTGTTTCTGAATGTCATTACGCATCTTCTGTCACCTCCTTTTCTTCTGTTTCTACGCCAATGGTCTGTAAAGCTGCTTTCAGCTGTGCAAGTTCAGCTTCCTGCTTTGCTTTTACTTCTTTGGCTTTTTCAGTATAATAGCCCATTAGTTCACCCCCATAATATTAAGTGCATTAAGTGTATCAAGGATATAACTTTCGCCAGAAAGTGTTTTCCACTGATTTGTAGTTGTATCGTAAATATAAGCATTTGTGAGTTGAGCGATGTTGTTTGAATCTCCGATGTAAGCATTTCGTAAGTAGGCTTCAAATTCGGATTTTTGACCTTTTACAACTGTGAATGGATTGTCAAAGCCAAAGTCAGCTTGGAGGAACAAATTGTTCTGCGTTAGTGAAGTTTGAATAGTAAACTTCTGTACTTTATTGGAATTACTGTTATACGCAGCACCACCCAGAAAATAAACATCATTCCCACTTATACCCCACGCCGTACATCCTGCTTGGGCAACAAGACGATAGCCAGAATCTATTATCGTATTGTCTGATATACTATATTTATATACATATGTAAAATAAGAAGAATAATTTGTGTTGCCAAATACAAAAATGTTATCATTTATTTGTAAACAGGCTACTATATTATCTGAAAGCTGCTGTGAAGGGAAATTCGTTAATATATCTTTTTTTGTACCAGTAGTTATATCAAATTCACGAAGTATACCAGTTGTATTGTTGTATCCACCAAAAACATAAACTTTATTTGCAGCTGAAAAACACGAACAACCATAAGCACCTGGCATACTTTCGATGCGTGAAAATACAAGAGACTCTGTATCAAACTCATATAACGAGGCACTTGTCTGATACCGACTATTCGCTTCATCATATCCTTGTGTAATATATATTTTATTACCTATTGAGCAACAGCTCATTTTTGATGAATATACTCCAGGACCAACGCTACTCGAATATGTTTTCCACTCCCCTTCTTGCGAAGATACATCGAAAATATACACACTATAGACTGAAGAATAAGCAGACGAACTGATATAACTAACCCCGCCAAAAAAGTACAGTTTCCCGCTTACTGTAATTCCACACATTCCACGATAACCACCATTTGTCGCAGAATCATTGTATACTTGAGTAACATTTTCTAACACACCGGTTTTTACATTATATCTACGAAGATATTTTGAACGAGATACTGCATATGTGCCAGTGTCATAGATGCATGGACCAATAAAATAAATCCAATCACCAATCATGCAATTTTGATAACCAGGAGTATAACTTGTATTTGTTCCTGTTTGACCAATAAACTCAGCATACATACTACCATAATTCAGCACAGGACTACATTTCACGAAGTCTGGCTTACTCGCCAAAGGCACCCACAGCTTACTTGTATCTGTCGGAGGGGTAGAGCCGAAGTCTATGTTCAGCTCAGCTCCTCCACCACCCAATGTAATAGGATTTCCTAAAATACTCA